TCCAATATTATATTTGGGAGTAAGCTCCCACTCATCCTTTTCTTTGAAGGAAAGGATTTTCAACTGGCTCAATGGCACAGTAGGTTCTGATGATTTATTTGATTCTACTAATTCAATCAATTCCCATTCTGCGAGAAGATTGGCAATTGTATTTCGTCTTGCTTCATCGTTTTCAGAAAAATTAGTTGTTTTTCCGTCTAATGCAAACAATTCTTTAAAATGTACTATGTAATATTTTCCCTGCTTGTGCAGGATATGACATGATTGAAATAAAGTTTTTTCTTTGCGTGATGCAATTCCGATTCGTGTAAGGGTTTCTCGTACCTTTAAGAAATCATCAGGCTCTTTTAGTAATACTTCAATCATCGCTTGAATTATGTTTTCGCTCATTTTGTCCTTTCAAACCACCTATATCAACTTTTTGTTTAATAATATCCAGTTGCGAATCATCAAGTAAAGTAGAGTATTCTCTCGCTTTCGCATAACTGCACTTATAATATTCTTTGATTAATTCGAGAACTCCATTGTTTTCACGTTTCAACCATTTTCCATACCGTTTCTTCGGTCTGATTATATTTAGAAAAAAGTCGAATTGAAGTTTCGCATCTAGGTGATTTTGGACATTCATTTCGTTTGAATAAAGTACCGTATCGTGATTAAAACTTAATGCTCGATTTATAATGAACTGTTTATATTGTCTTTCTAGTTCTGGATTTTCATCTATCAGATTTTTCTTGCCATGATTGATCTGTTTCACAAAGTCGAACGGACTCATACGAACTCACATTCTGCCATTAATTCAACCAAACAAGCAACAAGATTGACTTCTTGATCTGCAACAAAGGCCGATTTGTATTGATAATCTGCAATAGTTAATACTGCTGGAGGTATAGAAGATCTTTCCAATACCTCATATAATTTGTCATAAATTTTACGATAAACTGATACAGGATCATTATCCACATTTGAAGTACCCATTGACGCATTTTCTGAAAATCCTTTTCTCGTAATGCAGAAATTAATAAAGTTAAATTTAATTCACCAATATTCGCAAGAATACCAGAATCAATATCTCCAGAAGTACCATATCGTTGTAATTCATTTATCACTCTCCGAAAATCTGGAAAATGTTTATTAATTAATTCTACAATTACTTTCTTGTCATGAGTTACATTTTCTGTTACCAACATAGACACACATCGTTCCATAAACAGGGCTGCGATATGTGGTTTTTCTTCTTTACCCAATCCAAAATCTACGACTGCACATCGTGAATGAATCGGGTCTATAATTCGATTTTTGTAATTGCAAGTGAAGATAAACGAACAATTTTCTGCAAACTTCTCAATGAAGTTTCTCATGGCTGGTTGAACAGAATCGGGATTCATATAATCCGCTTCATCTATAATCACAACCTTCCTACCACCCCCAAAGGAAATAGTAGAACAAAATTGAGTCAACTTGGTTCGCAGAGTATCGATCATTCGACCTTCATCTGAACCATTGATAATCAGATAATCGCTATTTGTTTGTTCACAAAGTGCTCGTGCCGCAGTTGTCTTACCAACTCCTGACGGGCCTGTAAACATAAGATTAGGAACCTTTTCATCTTTTACAAGGTCTGATAAAGTTCCCTTAATTGTTTCGGAAAGTATACATTCATCGATGGTCTTAGGCCTATATCCCTCAACCCATAATAAAGATTCAGTCATAATAATTACCCCTCATCAAAAGTAGAATTTTGTTCAAGTGCTATCCAATACTGAAGTGAATCACTCTCTCGTTTGAAATGTGAAATGCGTTTAGATGAAAGAGAAACATTATATGCCCCTTCTGCGATAGTTGAAAAATTTTCAGTTTTGAAAATCATATGAAATGTTTTATCAGTTGAACCAACTTTAGTTGAAAAGTTATCCGATGATACATTACCTGTATCTGACACGAGCAATTTTATTTCAGATCCATCACCTTCTACAACAATTTCTGGAAGGCCCAAAGTGTTCGCTGCATTAATTGTTTTTCTGAATAGTTCTTGTGTCAGTTGAAATTCAACTTCTGGTTCTGGAAAGGTTATATCTTTCTCAGGTGGTGTTTGAAACATGGAACTACTTCCACAATAACGATACGTTGCTTCATGTTTATCATCGGAAACACTAACTCCATTGTCAGTAAAATCTAACTCTGGATTATTAAATAAATCCAAAGTTCCCAAAAATCGACTCAATTCATATATTGGAAATGTTCTTGGAAACTCTTCTTCTATCTCAACCGAGGCTAGAATTGTATTTAAGGGAGAAACCGTTTTAAGTACGTTCCCCTCACGAAATTCTATACTCTGATTGATGTTTGCATAATTTTTCAAAAGATTGGTTGTTCTTTCACTTACTTTCATTTTTATTCTCCATTTCAGTTTTAGTTAATAGTATAATTATAACAAATTCTTAACACATTGTCAAGTTATTTCTTTTTTCTTTTTGTTGTTTTCTTTCTTCGTTTTTTGTGTCCACTTATTTTTGAAGTATCCATTCCATGGGCTGCAAATTCAAGATTCGCTAAACTTGCCATCGAGCCTGCAAAAACATAAGAACCCATATGTCCAATTTTCATCCAAGGGCAAAGATAAATGTTATATCCAATCCTACGAACAAACTGACAAAAGAAATAATCTTCAGAAAGATATCGATCACTTCCTCCTGCAATATCACCCAAATAGGCCTTTGAATCAATCACAGTATCAAAATATGCATGAATATTCCTATCACCAGCAAAATGTTCTGAACGATTATGGTCTGGTGTATAACTGAATTGAGGATACGCTTCACGAAAATCATCAAACACTTGCTTTTTAATCATCATAAAACCAGTACCAATTTCTAAAACATCAACTGGTTCTGCAACTTGAATTTTGTGTGTATTTTCTACTGGATTAAAAACATAATCACCAGTATATTGTTCCAGAACTTCGGGATTTTCATCTGCGAGGCCTGAATCAACTGCATTCCGAACTTTTTCCCATGCAATACATTTTTTCGGATAAGGGCCACCAATAATATCTTTGTCCAATGCAGCCAAAGTCAAAACATCATTCGGATCAAAATGAATGTCTGCATCAATAAACATGAGATGAGTATAATGACTTCTCATAAATTCATCAACCAAATAATTTCTCGCTCGGGGAATCAAGGACTCATTAAAAAGATAAAAATATTTTAAGTCCATTTGATATTGTGTACAAAGTGTAGCAAGATCAGATGCGGCTTTAGCGTACATTCCACTACACATTCCACCGTACATTGGCGTACAAACCATAATCTTTTTTTCTCGTAACTCTTCAACTGGTATTTTTACTTCCATAATTAGTACATCTCAATAAATTTGGTTAATTGTTCTTTGTTAAGGTTTGGTAAATTCACATGTTCAAAATATGTTTTTATTTTGGAATAATTTTCTAGGATGTCATTTTCTTTTCCACCATAACGAATTTTCTTTGGAATGATAGTTGGGTTTTCTGTATTGTCTGTGATGTATCCCAATCTAATCCACGGCTCCAACATCCAAAACCATGCACTCTCACAAGTAATATTATTGCATACTGTTTTTATACTATCTAAAATTCTTAGTACATCATCATATTCATAATGATCGATTGACAAAAAATCACAACTACCCTTATAGTCGTTTGCATCACAATTAATAATTTCAATTTTGTCGTGCCATTTTGTGCCGATGTCCTTGTGATAATCTATTACTTCTTTGAACTTTTCCAGTACTGTTATTTTCGTTACTTCTGGTTTGGACGCCAACCATTGTTCTCTTGTTCCAAACCCCAATCCTGTACAAATAACATGACCTTTGGCCAATTTGTAATGGGAATAAAATTGAGATGCGGAACCATGTCTTTCATCCAAAACCATCCATTGAATTCCATCCATCGTAAATTGCCAAAACGGAACATCATAAATTTTTCTACGTTTGTCTAACCATACATTTATGCCATTATTATCATACGATTTGATAATTGGCGGAACATATCCTAATTCTCTTAATTCGTTTGGAATAGTTTCACTAAATGCAGGTTTGTTCATAATCAGTAGATATAAAAATAGAATGACAGTCAGAGGATGACCACCATTCTACTATATATGAATTATTTTTTTATGCAGCCATATTTTTATTAAAATGCATTGAAGAAACTGGTGTAGATCCAGTACGATTAGAACTTACAATCCTTTTATAATCTTCTTTCGTTTTAAACTTGATTCCTAATGATTCCATTTTACTTTTT